TCATAAGAAATTCATTATAAAGAGGATCTGTCTTAGGTAAGGTTCCGGCTGCAAATTGGTTAAACTTACTTACTCTGTTAGAAACTGCCTCTGTCTGAGCAATACCTGCTGGTCTACCTTCTCCCTCTTTTCCAAGTCTTAATCTTTTACCAAAATACATGCTAACATCTCTGGAAGTTATAGTCTTTGTAGTTATATTTCCATTTTCATCTTTTACTGATACATCATAATTCCCGTCATCTCTTAAAGTCAATATAGGAGTTCCGGGTGGAACCATATCTATCTGAGAAGTTGATTTTGTTTCTGGTTCATTAAGTTTATCTATGGCTGCCTGACCTAAAGAGGGAGTTACATTTGGCATTTCTTGTGTTCTTGCCCCGGATACAGATATATTAGACATTTCACTTGGGCTGCTCATTTCTGGCATAAAATCTATTGTTGTGACCATGTTATATTGTTGCGTTTGCGTTCAAGTCTTGAGGTTGAAAGTTCAGACCTGCGTTTTGCCCCTCTTTAGTCTGATCTGTCTGTAAGTTCTCTGAAAGACTTGTTGGAGGATTTAAATTTAATTCTAATTGAAGTTGTGACCATATCTGTTTCTCTATATCTGCCTGTTCTTTCTGAACTATCTGTTCGAAAGCAAGATAGATGACTTTACTCTCACTTTCAGTAGATTGTCCACCTGCACCGGGTACTATCTGAGGCATACCTATAGTTCTGTAAAATCTATTTCTTAGATAATTACCCCACTCAAGTGTTAATGGAGAAATAGGAACTTGTATAACATCAAAAGAGATTGTATCATCATCGTAAGGAACATATAGGTTTTCTCCCTTGTTAGTGGCTGCGTCCATCTTTGTTATGAACGCACTTATCTTCGTACTGTCGTCTGTTCCGAGTTTCCAGAGTATCATAGGTTTAGCCTGTCTTTTGAATACCTTGATTATATTGTCTAGGTTTTCTTCATCTGCGAGAATTGTCTTCTCTAAAGCTGTTATGACTGAAGTTCCGTGTATCTGGTCGCCTGTCCTTTCATTACATAGATGAAATATTTCCTCTGGTTTGAACTTTATTGTCTTTCCCTCAGCTGTAATCTGTTCATATCTCTTAATTCTTCCGTCTTTTCCGACAATAATCCTCATCTTTCCGGGATCTAAAGGCTTAAGATTTATGATTATTCCGTCTTTTCTTATTATTTCACAGTATGCATCACCGCCAATCCTCTTTAAAATCTCCATATTGAACAGAATATCAGAAAAAGTGTCTTTTCCCCAGCCATCGATATGGTCTAGAATTATCTTTGTCTCTGAATTGCAGGTATAACCCTTACCGCATACCCAGACCGCTTTCATGGTTATTGCACTTTTCAAGTCTGGAACGTTCTCAAAGTATCCGAGTTGTTTGCTCCAATCATGGTTCTGATAGACTGTCTCATCACTTGTCGAACTATCCAATTCTTCACTATCAACGACATAGTTTGTTATGTCTGTGCTTAGTGTACTTGCTGTTGCGTTTCCTATATCTAGTTGTGGCATTTTATATCTCTACTTTAAATGGAATATCTATTGTGAAATCAGTCCCGATTGTCCTGTTTGTCCCGAATTCTGTGTACGTTATCGTCGAGGCTGGGTCTGCGTAATATGAATTATCCCCCGCATGGCTTTCATGTCCTAATATATTTATTCTCAATTTATCTCCTATTGCGAAACGTGTTCTTGTAAGTGCTGTCTTTATACATGCACGATAGTATCGATCTGTGTTGTTCCCTGTATATGTTGAACTCTCTACTGACGTGTTTATCGGTGTTTCTGTAACTCCCCCTATGTCCTCTCTGACATGGAATATATCTATATGCAAATGAATATCCGAGCCTGTCGTCCCTGCCCTGCACGTGAAGTTTATCAGTGCATCGGCGTTCATTATCGTTGCTGGAGTTCCGAAAGTTATGTCGTAATCGAAATCAGTCGATTCTGTATCCATGACTCCTGCACCTCCGCTGTCTAAATTGCTTTCTGGCGAGAGGAACTGAAAACTTCCTGTACTATCTGAACCATTTGCGAGATAAAATCTCTTGTATCCGACACCTTGTATCAAGTCCAGCCAATCGTATAATGCAGGAACTCCACCTGAACTCATATAAACTTCTGGAACGTTCACTGCCATCTTACACCATGAAATCCTGTTGTTTCATATCTTTTAATATCTCTAAATCTCTCACGAAATTATCTCGTAATACGTTCATCATTAATTGAGCCTCTGCACGACTGTTAAATCCTGACATATTGAAATTTATTATCTGAATTGCAACCCACGAACTCTCGGCATCTGATAATATTCCTTTGAAGTCGACATTAAGTGCTGCATACGCGTCAGACCAATTATATCGTGTCGCTACATTAATTATACTTTCAGCTTGAAGACATAATGCATTTATCCTCTCCTCAGTTATAGAAGTATCATAATTCTCTCCAGCCTTGACTAATATTTCATCAGAAGTCGCGAATATTCCTGTATGAGCCATTTTACTTTGATTTTCCTATTTTAAATTTAATATCATCGAGTAATTCAAGTATTGCATAAGTCTCGTTTGTAATCTTTATCTTATCTGGTTCGCTATCTTTCTCGTTAGTGTATTTCTCCTTGAAATTTACCATGTTTTTCTATGCACACCATAATTTTAAATGTTTGTCCTGCGATCCCCAACATGCACGGACTAAAGCCTCAACAATATGCGTGTAATTCCCGAAAATCTTGATACGACTTGTTTTAAGATCATACTCATATTGAACACTTTTCAGGGACAACGCAATTTCAGGATCATCAAAAAGTTCTATCATATGCCTCTCCATCATACGCAATAGGTTCGCATACAAATCTTCTTTAAGAAGTCTCTTTTTTAATGAACTCGAACTATCAAGACTTCTTGAGGCATTTTCTATACTTATTATCTTCTTCTTGACTTCATCACATCTTAACAGATGGTCAAATACACCTGAACCGACACCTGTCGTATCTATGTAAATCTTGCTGAAATGATATTTTCTGTCATAATTCCTTATCATATCTGCCGTATCCGTCAATAGAGTTTTTGTCGAGACATAGATATCGAGCATATAATACTTTTCTTCACTAAGTTTCTGTATAGAGATTATCACACTCTCATCTTCACCCATACGTGCAACATCAACCCCGCAATATGTATTCACATTAGGAGACATATATTGCGGTCTTTTAAGTATCATGGCCTCTTCTATCAAATCATTTGGAAAGAACTGTCTTAATTCATCTACGAACTCGCCCAGATACTCCTGTGCATATTGAGCTATTGTCAGTCTTTTCTTCTCTCTCTCGAGAAAATCTCTTGAAATTCTAGGGCAATCCTCACTCGAAACATGAAAACTTGTGAAATTCGGATCAGAAAAACACGAATAATAATACCCCTCACGTCCATGCGGAGTAGATAACAACCACTTCGTTCCTTTCGTCGCGGCTAACATCGGGGTAACTGCCAACCAGACTTCTTCGGGGATAAACGCCGCTTCATCTGCGATTAATAAATTAACTGTATAACCTCTGATACCATAACCTGTTAATCCTGTTGGAAGACAATATATCACAGAATTATTAATCAAATTGATCTTATGCTGTGTTGGTTTGTCCTTTCCTCTCTTTATCTTATCCTTATGATGATCCATTAAATATCCTAAAGTCTTATCAAATAACAATCTTGCCTGTCTCTCTACTGCCGCAACTATAAGAATTGTACTCTTTGCGTTCTTAACGGCGTATTCGGCTGCTTTAAGGCTGACTACTGTAGATTTACCCACCTGACGTCCTGATCTTAAGCAAATATCTCCTTGTGTCTCTAAGACTTTCTTCTGCCAATCATCTAGATTAACTATCAAATCTACGACCATTCATATAACCTCAAAACTCACCTGATAAGTCCCATTTAAATCCTTGAACTGTTCGAGAAGTCTGCGCTTTTGCGTCTCTGGAAAATATCCAGCTTTGCTCTGTATGAGCTTAATCTCCTTATTATGAAAATCTATAACACACACATCTATCGGACTGTGGCTACCTGCAGACCTGAAAGCAATATGGCCTTGATTTCTTGCTGCATGGCAGATATTCCACTCTTTTCTTCTGCCCTTTACATAAAATTTATTTCCACTTTTTGACATCTCTCTAACCCCAACGGAACGTGCACTGACTAATCTTGACTGAAAACTAAAAAGATTTTACTTTTTTATTTTCGAACCATATTTCTTAGTCCATTTTTTAAAAACATCTGGTTTATTTATTTTTAAAAATGTTCTCTGCTTTGCAGATTTAAATGGTGACATTTTTTTTATTTTTATACCTCATGAGGTTCTTTATGTCTATACCCTCACGTTTATTTCTCTTAAAATACTCTAAACATATTTCTTGAACATCTTCGTTCTTTAATAATCTATCAAGTAAATCAGGTTGGCTCTCTATAGCCTCATCTGAAACCAACCACTTCAACCGCAATCGTTCAGCCTCAGCCAACTCATCAGCCTGAACCTGAGCCAAAAACTTAGCCTCATCTATCTCACGCTGCTGTATTTTAGCCTCAACATCTTTTACTATTTCTTCTTCTGACATATTTTTCTGAGGATCTGAATAGTGAATAGCTAGAAGTGTATTGATTAATTCAGACTTAT